TAACTTACGGTGGTAATTTAGGTACAGTTATTAATGCTCGTTCATACTATGCAAACGGTGTACTAGTTGAAGTGAGCGGCGAAGATCCTGCTAAAGCAGTTCAGCTACGTATTAAAGATATTATTGATAACATTGTTACTGGTAATACAGCAGGGTGGACAGAAACTTCAGCAAATGCCGAAGTACAAGTTGTAAGTGGCACAGCAGGTAGTGCAGCGGCAGCAACATTTGCACAAACAAGAATTCAAGAAATACACGATACAATTGATACTGGTACAACACCAACAACAGTAGCACCTGTAATTACTTGGGCAAGTGCAGCACTACAAGCCGACTTTGCAAATGTACAAGCAGCTAAAGCTCATATACAAGAATCTGCTGTTAACTGGGTAATTGATACTTATCCAACACTATCATTTAATGCAACAACATGTTCACGTGATGTAGGATATATTGTTGATGCACTAGCATATGACTTAGTACTTGGCAGTAACTTCCTATCAATATGGAATGCAATGAGTTACTATAGAGCAATTGCTAGCTCACAAGTTGTTGTTGCTTCGCAGCTACAACCAACTATTGGTATTATTGGATACGTTGGCGGAGCAGTTACAGAATCAGCAAGAGGTATTACAAACTTAACTGGTAATACTGTTGCTAGTGATAGAATTACGCTTAGTGCAAATACTATATCAGATATATTTAATAATGGTGCTGATTCGGTACCTGTTGAAGTTATGCCTCTTCCGTCAAACATTGCAGCTGGATTTATGAACGCAGCAAGACTAGTTGGGCTAAACGCTACATATATTAAAGCAGACGTTAGTAAGTATATTGAAATAAATTATGCGGCTGTTTGGGCAGCACTAGGTGCAACAGGACAGGCAACATGTCAGCGTGATGTTGGATACATTCTTGATGCTATACGTTACGACTTAACATATGGCGGCAACACACAGTCAATAATAAGTGGCAGAGCGTACTTTACTTTTATTAATTTTAATGGCGGCACGGCACTTGAAAAAGCAGCAACAGTGGCAGCATATGGACATATTAAATCTATATTAGATGACATTGTTACTAAAGCTAGTGTAACTGCTCAAACAGGAAACACTGAAACACAAGACACAACAGGAACAGCAGGTAGTGCTGGCGCAGCAACATTTGCACAAGCAAGAATGCAAGATGTTGTTGATAATATTAACAATGGCGTTGAAAACGCAACTATTGCTCCTACTACAACACAAGTAGAAGCAAACTTAGTAGCGGGCGCAAACAGACTACTAACTAACAAAGCTGAAATTCAAAGTGACGGTTTAGTATATGTAAGAAAGTTCTTCCAAGACTTAACATTTAATCAAGCAACTTGTTCGCGAGACATTGGATACATGATCGATGCATTAGCATACGACATGATGTTTGGTAGTAACTTTGCAGCAATTGTTACTGGAAGAAGCTATCATAGAGCATTAGCTTCCAACACAGTTGTACTTACTACACAGAAGAAAGCATCACTAGGACTAGTTAAGTTCTTAAAATATAAAACTAAAGCAGTAGCATCAGGCGGAGCAATAGCACAAGTTAGTGAAACTGTTGACGATATTGTTGGAACAATAAAAGGCGGCGCCAAAGTAAATACTCTTTGGCCTAGCTACACTGGTGTTGACGCTCAAGATTATGCAGGTGCTAAACTAATACATCAGAACAAAGCGTTTATTGCTAGAGAAACATTACAATATATTGCAACTAACTATCCAGCTATAATACATAGTGCAGATGGTTGTATTGCAGACATTGACTTCATTGTTGATGCACTACGTTATGACTTGACTTATGGTGGCAACTTTGCAACACGCCAAGCAGCACTAGCGTACTATGCACAAACATTAGCTGATGGTAGTTTAGGTGCTGGTGCATTGCAAATTACTGCTGCTGATAAAGTAGCAACAATAGCAGCATACGGTAATATGAAGGCAATTATTGCAGACATTGCCCAAGGCGGAACTGCTTATACTGCACTACAAACAGGTGTAACACGTATAACTGGTCTAACAGGCGATGCAACTACTGCTGGTCTAACAAACACTAAAGTACAAGCATTAATTCAATACATTGATGATAAAACAACAATTACTGAAGTTCTTCCAAGTACATCTTGGGTAGACTCTACAAAGGTAACACAGGCTGGACTATTAATATCTGCAAGAGCAGCAACAATTACAGCTATTACAGTGTTTATTAATACTAACTATCCAAACTTGACTTATAATGCTGCAACTTGTGAAAGAGACGTTGGTCGTATAATTGACGCTCTTGCTAATGACTTAATGCTAGGATCGAACTTCCGTTCAATTAAAGCAGGTATGGCATATCATCAAGCACAAGCAAAATTAGCAATTACTGGATTACAACGTAAACCAACATTGCAATCTATGAGACAGTTGTATAAATTAGTTACTGACATTGTAGCAACTGATGCTGCTTCATTAAAAACAACTAAACATAATATGAAAACAATTATTAACTTAATTGATAAAGGTATTAATGAAACTCCAGAAGTTTACGGTACTATGACATATTATAATAATTCTACAATGCATCGTGCTGCTGAAATACTTAAAGCAAATACAGAATACTTGGCTAGTGAAGCAACTGCGTGGATTACACAGAGCTTTGGCGGACTAGTTACTGATGCTACTGCTATTTCTAACGTATATACAACAAGTACAAATCATAACTTAAGAGTAGGTGATCCAGTTGTATTTACTAACGCATTTGGCGGCACAGCAGATGACGTAACATACTATGTGTTTACAACACCAAGTCTTACTACATTTACTGTAAAACTTCTACGTACAGATACAACTGAAGTATCTCTAACAACACTAACATCATCTTCATGTACTGTGCGTTATGCATTTAGTGCAGCATTATGTAAGAGAGATATGCGAGAGTATGTTACTGCACTAGTAGACGATTTAAATGGATCAAGTAATTATAAATCAACTAGAGCTGCTGAACTATATGTTAATGCAGTAGATGGTTCAGAATACTCAGATATGTTTAGAACAAGAAACGCATGTGGTTTAAGAAACTGTACACTAAGTGGACTAGACGGAGATTTATCAGAAGAGAATGATTACTATACTAAGCGTCCTACAGCAGGAGCATTTGTTGCACTTGATCCAGGTTGGGGACCAAATGATGAAGCAGTATGGGTACTAACACGTTCGCATTATTCACAGAACGTTACTATGTTTGGTACAGGATGTACTGGCGCTAAAATTGATTCAGGACTGCATAATGGCGGTAATAAGTCAATGGTTAAGAACGACTTTACAACTATTATCAGTGATGGTATTGGTGTATGGTGTACTGGATCAGATTCATTAACAGAGCTTGTGTCAGTGTTTAACTATTATGGCTATGCAGGATATCTTGCAGAACTAGGTGGACGTATACGTGCTACTAACGGTAACAGTTCATATGGTACATATGGAGTTATTGCTGAAGGTGTATCAAGTGCAGAAGTGCCAATTGTTGGTACTATTAATAACAAAGGAGCACAAGCACAAATTACTGATGTAATTACAGATGCTACTACTGAAGTATTAAGACTTGAGTTCGGAAATGCAGGATCAGGATATTCAAATAGTTTACATGTTGTTAACGGTGCAGGCTATAATGCTGCTGCAATTGCAGATGAATTTAGAGATGCTAGTACATTTGAAACAAGAATTATTGATATTAATAACTCCGAAGGCACAGGTGGATCAAGTTACGTTACAGCAAGTAACGCAGCACAAAGTGGTAACACAACACAAATTACTATTGCAGCTACAGACCAAGCATTAAGTGCAGCATACGTTGGTATGAGAATACAAATTGTTGCTGGTACAGGTGTTGGACAATTTGCAAACATTGCTACCTATGGTACTGGTAGTAAGATTGCTACAGTTACTAAACCATCAACAGGTGCAGCAGGTTGGGATCACGTAGTTCCAGGTACAGCAATTGTTGGTGCACTTGACTTAACAACTAGTTATATTATTGAACCACAAATATCTTATACAGCACCAGGTTATACTGCTACTGCGAGAACATTAGCAACAAGTGCTGATTGGCAAGAAGTTGCATACGGAGATGGCAAATTTGTTGCTGTTGAAGCGTCAGGAACAATTACTAATTACTCAACAGACGGAATTACATGGGCTGATGCAGGCGCTTTAACTGGCAACCTAGCATGGACCGACGTAGTATATGGCGGCGGTGAAGGTGCAGAGGCTACAGCAACAGTTGGCGGACTAGGCGGCGAAGGCGCTGTATTAACAGCAGTGTTTGGAGTAGCTAACGTTAACGGAGATCCAACAGGAGATCAGATTGCAAGTGTAACAGTAGTTAACGGTGGACAAGGTTATACAACAGCACCAACTATTACGTTTACTCCTACAAGTGGCGGAGTAGGTGCAACAGGTGTTGCAGCAGTTATTGATGGTCAGATTAGAGAGATAACAATGACTATTCCGGGTTCGGGATACAATACACTTCCAACAGTTACGGCAACTTCAGATAGAATTACCGAAGCTACAGTTTACGCTTGGGGACGTCATTACTTTAGTGATCCAACAATAACACTTACAGCACCGTTTGTTGGTACTGCATGGGCAGCAAGTACAGCAGAAGATTTAAATGATATTTTATACCATGTTAACACAGGTGTTTCACCTAACGTCACAAACTGGTATAGAGTAACAACTGCTGGTACAACAGCAGCAACAGGTCCAGTACATGCTACAGGAGCAGTTGCAAGCGGAAGCGCAGTATTAACACACATTGGTGTATCAGCAGTATTAATACCGTCTAGAACATCCGAAGCAGGTGCAACAGATGGACTTGTTAAATTAACTGTACAGCAATCAGGTGCAGGTTATACTACTACACCAACAATTACAGTACTTGATTCTAATGCAAAATATGTAGCAGTTGCTACATCAACTGACGATAACTGTTACACAACATCAGCAGGCATTGCAGGAACAACTGCATGGACTGCAGGCGGCAGTACAGGAAAAACTGATTTAACATCATTAACATACGGTAACGGAATTTTTGTTGCTGTAGGTGGAGCAAGTAGTGCAATATCAAGTACTAATGCAACTAGTTGGATTAGCAGAACTATTCCAACACTTGGTTCAGGAACATATTCAGATGTACTATATGGCAACGATGTTTACTTAGCAATTGCAACTGGAACAAATGTAACAGCAAAATCTGATAATGGTAACTCTTGGACAGCTGGTGGCACTATGCCTTCGACTGCTGCATGGGGAAGCGTAGCATACGGCAACGGACGCTTTGTTGCAATTGAGACTGGTACAGCTTCAACTAAAGCAGCAATTAGTATAGATAAAGGACTTAACTGGGTTGCTACAACATTACCAGCAAGTACTACGTATAATAAAATTGCATACGGACAAGGGTTGTTTGTAGTAGTGTCAAATAACACTATAGCAGCAACTAGTCCAGATGGTATTACTTGGACACAGAGAGCTATGCCAAGCAGTTCAAACTGGAGAGCAGCAGCATTTGGTAATACAGATGATAAACCAATATGGTCAGTATTATCTGGAACAACAGGAACAATAGCAGCAACACTTAGAACAGGAGCACAATCAACTGGACGAGTTGCAGTAGCAAGTGGTACAGTAACAGAAGTACGTATGATTGAGCCAGGATCAGGTTATCCAAAAGGTCCTGTGACTGCAACCAATGCTACAGGAAGTGTTATTACAACTAACGATACTACTAACTTAGTAGATAATCAACCAATTGAGTTTAGAGGAATGTCAACTAGTGGACTTCTAGAAGACATAACTTATTATGTAATTGCGTCAAGCATTGTTACAAATACATCGTTTAAAGTATCAGCTTCAACAGCTAATGAAACTCCAGTTACATTAATAACTACTACTGCACTAAGTGGTAATTACACAGCTGGACCAATATATACATTAACTGATCCTAACAAAGTTAAAACTTGTAACTTGCGTATTAGAACAGGCGATGGCGCACTTGGTAACCCAAGTTTCACTAATAGAGGTGCTGATAATACAACTGCTACATCAACAACTGCTGGTGACGGCCATGCTAATTTGTATCAACCAAGTACGTTTATTGACGTAAGTGGACTATACGAAGCACCAACTGCAGGTGCAAACGTTGAATTTGCAAGTTTACCAGATGAGTACTATAAGCTAGTTACTGTAACTAATCTATTAGGATCAAAAGGTAACTATAGTGCTACATTGCAGTTAAATCCAGGACTAACGGTGTTAAAGGCACCAAGTCATGGAGATAAGGTTACAACTAGAATTAAATACTCACAAGTACGTTGTACTGGACACGATTATCTATATATTGGTACTGGTAACAAGACACAGACTAACTACCCATTTGTAGATATTACTAAAGCAGTTCTAGCAAATCAAGAATTATTTAGTGGTGGTGGACGAGCATTCTTTACAAGTACTGACCAAGACGGTAACTTTAACGTTGGTGACTTGTTTGGAGTACAACAGGCAACTGGTACTGCTACACTAAATGCTAGTGCGTTCAACCTAAGTGGATTGAACAGCTTGCAACTTGGTGCATTAGAACTAGGTATTGATAGTGCTATCATTACGCAGTTTAGTACAGATCCATTCTTTACAGCTGATAGTGATAACATTGTTTCAACACAGCGAGCGATCAGAGCTTATATTACAGCACAGATTGGTGGCGGTCAGAGTAGTTTGAATGTAAACACATTAACATCAGGTATTGTGTATATTGCAGGAAATTCGATAAGTACTACTACAGGAGCTGGTATTAACATAACGTCAAGAATGAACTTTACAGGTGGAATAACTGGTACGCCAGTAGCACTTGCATTCTTTATGCAACGATAAACGGAGAAAAGAAATGGCAACAGGAAGATTAGAGACCCCAATAGCAGTTGGGAACGTGTTAGGAGCAAATACTACAGTGTATACGGTGCCAGTTGGTTCGTATACAGTGTGTAACGTATCATTAACAAACACAACTACAACAGCAGTAACAGTAAGGTTAGCATTGGCAACAAATGCTGCAACACCTGGAATTGCAGAATACATTGAATACGACACAGTAATTGCTGGCAAAGGCGTATTTGAAAGAACTGGTTTAGTTATGCAAGCAGGGTTAAACCTAGTAGCAGTATCTAGCGTAAACGCATCATTATCGGCAACAGTTTACGGTATCGAAACGTCAATTACATAAGGAGTGAATAATGCCAAGATATAATACTATATATCCAGTAGCAAGTAGAGATGGTGTTGGAACTATACAAGCGCCAGGCACAGGGCAATTTGTGCAGCTCACTGGTACAGCGCCATATACAATAACGCTACCGATGCCGTCGATGTTTCCTGGTGCACATCAGTCATTTTATAATAGCACTGGCGGTGTAGTAACTTTATCAACTCCGGCTGGCACTATACGAATGGCAGGGGCAGATGCTACAACATTTGCAATGGGAGCTGACTCGTTTGTTAGTTTAGCATCAGATGGTACAGACTATATGCTGTATGTTAATACAGGTGGCTACATTACAGCAACGGGTGGTCTTTTTACTGGTCCTTTATCTGTTAATGGAGCAAATACGTTTAACGTTGGAACTGGAACAACTACACTAGGTGGTGATTTAACTGTAAACGGCGCCAATGTTAAAGCAAGTTCTGCGCATGTACCATCAACTGATTATGATTTAATAACTAAAACATATATGGAAGGCGAATACGGAAGACCGTGGACAGTACAAGCAGCTAATACAACAGTAGTAGATGGTGGAAGGTATTTAGTTAATACCGGAGCAACTGCATTAACACTTACTCTACCAACAGGTTCAGCAGTAGGTGCAGTAGTTCACTTTATTGACTATGGCAGAACGTTTAATGTTAGAGCATTAACTGTCGGTAATAACGGCCAAAGAATTATGGGAAGCATAGATACTATGACAGTAAATACTCAAGGTGCTGCTTTTTCATTAGTTTGGTCAGGTACTACTAATGGTTGGCTAATTACACACGGTATCTAATAAGGAAACAAAATGGCTATTGATTATAACGGATTAAAAAAGATTACATCAGCAAGTATTGTTGATGGCGCTATCACTGCAAGTGATCTTGGATCTAATGCAGTTACTAATGTTGAAATTGCTAACGGCAATGTTACAGCAGCTAAACTAGCAACGAACGCAGTTAACTTAGGCACTACTGTTGTTACAGGAACTTTACCAGTATCAAAAGGAGGCTTAGGCACAACTAATCCTTATGGGGGAGCTTTCCGTACTATTATATCTAATGGTTCAGCAATTAGCAGCAAACAACACGGTGTTCAAGGAATGCAAGTGTTTACAGGCAGTGGCACATGGAACAGACCATCTAATGTAAGGTATATTAAAGTACAAATTACAGGTGGCGGTGGCGGTGGCTCAGGACACGGAGAAAGTGGCGGAGCAGGTGGCTATTCAGAAAAAGTTATTGACGTAAGTAGTATTAGTTCTGTATCAGTATCAATTAGTGGTGAATCAAATGGCACATATTATTCAGGTGCAGGCGGTAATGGAGGTGGTAGTAGCTTTGGACCTTACCTATCAGCAGGTGGCGGATATGGAGCAAATAGAAACAATCAACACTCAGGCGGCCTAGGTGGCGTAGGTAGTGGTGGCAACGTTAATACATATGGCGGTGGTGGAACTAATCACCACGGACGTTCAGCGACAGGAGGATCTAGTTTTTGGGGAGGTTCAACAGGAGCTGGACACCCACAAGGTGGTAACTTTAGTCATAATCATCAAAATCATAGCGCACCGGGCAGTGGCGGAGCAGGTGGATATCATCACGGACACAGAGGTTCAAATGGACGTCCGGGTTACTGCGTAGTGACTAATTACTATTAAACAAGAGGCAAAGGTTAGAAAATGGCATTTAATTATAGTTCACTAAAAAAAATTACAACGGCAGGTATTGTTAACGACACAGTACAGACCGGAGACCTAGCTAGTAACGCAGTTGCTAGTGATGAAATTACTAATAGCACAGTTGTATCAGGAGACCTTGCTGTAAGTGCAGTTAACTTAGGTACTACCGTTGTTACAGGATCAACAGCAGTAGCCAAAGGCGGCACTGGACTAACATCAGTTGGTAGTGCTAATCAAGCACTAACTATAAACTCTGGCAATAACGGACTAGTTTATGCGCCTACTGGATTATACGGCATGCAAGTGTTTACAGGCAGTGGCACCTGGACAAGGCCAAGTGGCGTTAGATACATTAAAGTACAGATTACAGGTGGTGGCGGAGCAGGCTCAGGACACGGAGAAAGTGGCGGAGCAGGTGGCTATTCAGAACGCATACTTGATATGAGCGGAACTTCTAGTGTGTCAGTATCAATTAGTGGTGAATCAAATGGCACATATTATTCAGGTGCAGGTGGTAATGGAGGTGGTAGTAGCTTCGGACCGTATTTGTCAGCAGGTGGTGGATATGGAGCAAATAGAAATAACCAACACTCAGGCGGCTTAGGTGGCACAGGTAGTGGTGGTACAGTAAACATATATGGCGGTGGTGGCCAATCACATCATAACAGATCCGCTGTCGGTGGAGATAGCTATTGGGGCGGCTCAACAGCAGCTGGACACCCACAAGGTGGTAACTTTAGTCATAATCATCAATCACACAGCGCACCGGGCTCAGGTGGAGCTGGAGGCTATTTTAACAGCCATAGAGGCTCAAATGGACGCCCAGGTTACTGCGTAGTAACAATGTTTTATTGATAAGTATATACAAGAGGAAAAGAAATGGCATTTAATTACGATTCACTAAAAAGGATTACTTCAGACAGCATTGTTGACGGCAATGTTCAAAATTCTGATATTGCTAACAATGCAGTAACTACTGCTAAAATAGCTAACAGTGCTGTTGGATCTAATAAACTAGCAACGAACGCAGTTAATTTAGGTACTAATGTTGTTACGGGAACAGCAGCAGTATCCAAAGGTGGTACTGGACTAACATCAGTTGGTAGTGCTAATCAAGTTTTACGCTCAAATGGTAGTAGTAACGTTTACGGTGATATTGGACTTCGTAGTATTCAAACATTTACTGGTAGTGGTACATGGAATAGACCTTCAGGCGTTAGGTATATACATATTGCATTAGTAGGCGGCGGTGGTGCTGGATCTGGTCACGGAGAAAGTGGCGGAGCTGGTGGCTATGCAGAACGTATACTCGATGTAACTGGTATTTCAAGTTCGTCAGTATCAATTAGTGGTGAATCAAATGGCACATATTATTCAGGTGCAGGCGGTAATGGAGGTGGTAGTAGCTTTGGACCTTACCTATCTTGCGGCGGTGGATATGGAGCAAATAGAAATAACCAACACTCAGGCGGCTTAGGTGGCGTAGGTAGTGGTGGTACAGTAAACATATATGGCGGTGGTGGCGGCAGTCATCACGAAAGTATTGGCCCTGGTGGAAAGAGTTTTTGGGGCGGCTCAACAGCAGGAGGTCACCCACAAGGTGGTAACTTCGCACACAATCACCAATCACACAGCGCACCGGGCTCAGGTGGCCGCGGTGGATATTACAATAGCCATAGAGGCTCAAATGGACGACCTGGAATGGCCGTAATAACGGAGTATAGATAAAATGAAAAAAGCATTAATGGATATTCAGGGAACAATTGGACAGATTGAAGAGCCCGGAGACGATTTTGAAATTTACAACGGAGACGATGCAACTATCCAATGGGTAGACGCACCTGACGATGTACAACTTGACTGGACACTAGAGTGGAGCCCGGCACAAGAAACAATGATATGGGTAGAGAGAGGAGCTCCATTTACTGATCCAGAAATAGCAAGAAAAATTGCATACGGTGATGTAGGTGATCAATTAGACATGATTTATAAAGAGATTGCTGCTGAAGGTAGTATAAGCGCATCAGGTCCTTGGGCCTCGCATATTGCAGGAGTTAAATCAACATTTGCTGCGGTTCCAGCTAGCGCTGAAGCTGTAACAGAGGAAGAGCAGATGGCACTAGAGGCAGTTACTGAACCAAGTGCTGATAACCCAGCCAAACTGTCTAGTATAGAAATGCCATGCTGGAAACGTTGTAGCGGATGGCACGGCAATCAGTAATAAAAGAATTTAAAGGAGAATAATTATGCCAACACTAACTGCTGTTAGCCCAGTACTTGTAGATAACATAGGACTTGGAAACTCGACTTCATGTCCCTTAGTATCGTTTGTAAAGAAAGATAACATAGTAGTAACGTTAGACGCATCAAATCTTACGTTAACTTATGATGCTGCTGAAATGCTATACAAAGGTACTAGAGGTGTATATAGGTACAGGACTACTGGTCCAGCTTATACTGCAACTGCATAAACTACAAATTTTATAATATAAATCAGGAGTCTTTAAGGCTCCTGGTTCTGTCTTACCACATTTAAAAATTATGTGCCGAAGTGCTTATAAATATTAGATATACACAAACTAGGAGTTTTTATGGATATTAAAAATATAGCAATTATTGGCGGTGGATCAAGCGGCTGGATGACAGCGGCTGCACTAAGTAAACTTTGCCCTAATGTAACTGTTACATTAGTTGAATCTAAAAAGATCGGAACTGTTGGAGTCGGAGAAAGTACACTAGGGCACATAAACAGGTATTTAAAATTACTAGGGTTAAAAGACGAAGACTGGATGCCTGCATGTAATGCAACATATAAAAACTCTATTCGTTTTACAAACTTTAGAGAAAATGACGGAACTAGTTTTGAATATCCATTTGGTGCTGGCTATGATTTTACTGACTGTAATTCAGGATTAGCAACACACGGACACCTAGCTGCATTATACCCCGACGAATTTACTCCTGATACATTTGCAAAAATGTATGCATCATCTAATACTGCACTTGCATTACATAATAAACAAACTAGAAATAAAGACCGCGCACTAAGGCATTTTAACTTTGAGTATGATACTGCATATCACTTAGATGCCGGATTATTTGGAGAGTACTTAAAAGATGCTATATGTATTCCTAATGGTGTAGTGCATAAAATAGGTGACGTGCATTCGTATATTAAAGACAGTAAAGAAAATCTTACTACAATATTATGTGAAGACGGAACTAACGTATGTGCTGATTTGTTTATTGATTGTACTGGATTTAAATCAATGTTATTAGAAGGATGGATGGGTCAAGAGTTTATTCCGTTTGATAAACATCTTGCTAATGACAGTGCGTGGGCATGTAGACTTCCGTATACTAATAGAGAAGAGCAAATGCACAATGTTACTGATTGTCATGCACTTGGCAATGGATGGGTATGGAACATTCCGCTATGGAGTAGAATTGGTACAGGTTATTGTTTCTCTAGTAGGTTTATTAGTAAAGAAGGCGCACAGATAGAATTTAAAGAACATCTAGAAGCAACATACGGAAAAGAAATTGCTGATGCCGCAGACATGTTCCATATAAAAATTAAACACGGATATCGACGCAAAGCATTTGTAAAAAATGTAGTAGGTATTGGCCTAAGTTACGGATTTGTTGAACCATTAGAGTCAACAGGATTGTTAACTACACACGAAAACATTCTTAAATTAGTTGATCTAATAAATCGACGCAAAGGATATATAACTAATTCAGAAAAAGAAGCATATAACTTTAGTGTAGAGTATGACTTAGTTGGCTTTAGAGATTTTGTATCTATGCACTATGCATTATCAATGCGTACTGATACTCCTTATTGGCGCTGGGCAACTCAAACTAACGAATATCATCCTTTACAGTTTAATGATTTTATTCCTCAATATAATGTTTATACTAATTTATTAGTAGCTCTTCAGAGTGCAAATACCTTTCAAGAAGCAAACCAAGGTGCAAACTATATAGCCGCCGGTATGGGAATTAATACGCATTCAACTCCAGAAACAGTTCGCGAAGAATACAGTAATGGTGATGCAAGGTCTGCAATCACCATTAACGGCATAGAAGCATTAGAGCATTCGCGCCAAGAATATCACAAACAACAGGAAACCTTAACGGAATATATGGATACATTGCCAAGTCATTATCAGTTCTTAAAAGATGAGATATATGGCGGTGTTGACAACTATGAAGATTAAAACTACTACTATAGTTGGCGGTGGGTCTAGTGGATGGATGGCTGCTGCTGCACTAAGTAAACTGTGTCCAGAGGTTGATGTTGTTCTAGTTGAATCACCTGATATTGCAACAGTAGGCGTTGGAGAAAGTACACTAGGACAAATTAATTTGTTTTTAGATTACTTAGGTCTAGAAGACGAAGATTGGATGGCTGCTTGTAATGCAACATATAAGAACTCTATTCGATTTACAAATTTTAGAGAAAATGACGGAACTAGTTTTCAATATCCCTTTAGTGAAGGTTTAGACTTAACAGACAAAATAGGCGGCGTTGAAACACATTCAGAGTTAGCAACACTATACCCTAATGAATATACTCCTGATACATTTGCTAGGTTTTATGCTACATTGCATACACACATAGCTGATGCAAATAAACAAACTGCCAATGACGGTAACTTTTATAGACATTATAATTTTAAATGGGATACTGCATATCACACTGATGCAAAATTATTTGGCGAGTACATGCGAGATAAAGTTGCACTTCCTAATAATGTTAAACACATTAAAGCTACAGTAGTTGATCAGAAAAAAGATGATAAAGGTAATTTAGAAAGTTTAACATTAGATAACGGAACTGTATTAACTTCAGATCTTTGGTTAGACTGTACTGGATTTAGTTCTATGTTGTTAGAGCAATGTATGGGATCAAAGTTTAAATCCTTTGATAGCCACTTACATAATGACAGTGCCTGGGCTTGCCGTGTGCCTTACGAGAACAAAGATGAAGAAATGCACAACTACACCGACTGTCATGCATTGGGTAATGGTTGGGTTTGGCACATACCATTATGGAATCGTATTGGTACAGGCTATGTGTATTCGTCAAAGTTTACAACTGCTGAAGATGCTAAACAAGAGTTTATTGAACACTTAAAAACAACCGGATCAATAGAACGTGCAGAAAATGCAGAGATGTATCACGTTAATATGCGACATGGTAGAAGAGAACGTGCGTGGGTTAAGAACGTAGTAGGCATTGGTCTAAGTTATGGATTTGTTGAACCATTAGAGTCAACAGGCCTCTTGACAACACACGAAAACATTGTTAAACTAGTAGAGATGTTAAACAGAAGAAACGGCTTTATTGGTAGAACAGAAATAGAAGCATTCAACTTTAGTACAGAAATAGAAGTATTAAAGTTTAGAGATTTTATTTCTATGCATTATTCTCTTTCAATGCGTACTGATACACCTTACTGGAAATATTGCACAGAAGAACACGAATACGAAAAAAACTACTTTGAAGAATGGTTACCTAAAAGCCAACAGTATACAAACCTACTAGGAACAGTAACTAGTGCTAGGAAGTATCCAGATACTACATTTGTTGCTGCATTATATATTGCTGCCGGTATGGGATTTAGACCATTGTCAACAAAAGAAATAATACTTAGTAAACCTAACAGACTAGAACAGTTAGAGTTTACAAAAAAGAACTTTGAAGCATACGAAAAATATATAATAGAAGAAGTAAATAAAATGCCTACACACTATGAATTTTTAAAACAACGTATATATAATGGGATCGATGATGTTTAAAAAAGAAAAGTCTTGGGTTCGTTTTTACTCAATGGAACCTGGCGTTGCAGAAGTCTTTCCGATTATACCTGCGCATAAACTAAAGCGTAGTTGGATGCAACGGAATGATCCTCCTGATCCAGATAACGGTAGTATGCACACCAAAAACTGCCCTGGAATTACTAAATTAGTGTCAATGGGGTATGTAGTATGTGCTCCTGCAGACTTTACAATAAGAACTGATGCAAATAATAATACAACATTTGAATGGTCCGAAGCAAGAAGATTTAATACCGAAGATGGTGATAATAAACGATATATTGGATACCATAACCAACATCAAACAGAAATTACATTAGATGATCCTAAAAAATCATTAAAGGTAGCTGTAAAAGTAGACACACCTTGGAGAGTAAAAGCGTCTGATGATATTTTATTATTACAGGTCCCTATAGCATATAATAACGAAGCTCGCTTTACAGCAGCACATGGGATATTAGATCCTCGTTATGGACACGTAGTTAATGCACAGTTATATTGGCATGTGTTAGAAGGCGAAACACTAATTAAAGCAGGTACACCATTAATGCACTATATTCCAGTGCAGCGTAATTTTAATATTAGCAATATAGATTTAATAGTCGACGATGCAACGCAAGATGACAAAGAATTAGAAAAAGCATTTAACTATTCAAACGATTCTATATTTTTAAAGCACGACAGCCTCAAGTCAAGATTAAAAAGAACCATGGCAGTAATGACTAAGTACAAACACAATAGGAGAAATACATTATGGACTTCAATATCGAACTCGATATCGCAATTACTAAAGTAGAAGCATCTTTAGCAGAAGCAAAAGAAAAATTAGCAGAGATGGAAAAAGACTTTGCTGATGTTAAATTAAATCCTTATGGGATTACATCTATTGACTTCCAAGGAAGACAAGAGTTGTTAGAAGATGCAACAAAGATGGAAGGTTGCATCATGGGATTACAGCTAGCGAAAGATACTTATGAGTCAAGTGTCGCAACAGCTTAATGCAATTGATGTATCGCCGTTTCCAAAACTTGTATGGAAATTTAAGTATAATTTTCCATACGAGACCTTAACTAGTTTAATATCTGAACTTACCTCACAAACACCTAATAATTCGGTCTTAGAAACTGGCGCAGCGTTTTCAACTGCGTCAGCACCACAAGATCCACCACATACTTGGCCAGAGCTACACGACTTTAGACAGTGGATAGGCGACCCACTTGATTTACTTTGGCAACATAATAATTTTGATAAACACCGTGGATCAACTGTAACTAATTCTTGGATTAACACTCATAAAAAGGGTGGCGCAACTCTAGAACATAATCATAATTTTTCATTATTTGTAGTTACTGCATATCTTAAACTTCCTAAAGAAGGTGGGTTTATTGAATTTAGAGATCCTTTGGAATATCATAAAGCTAATACTCCTATTATACCTGAAGAAGAATTATGGAAAGCTGTGCCGTGCGAAACTAACGATGTTCTTATTTTTCCAGCCTGGCTAAAGCATAGGGTACAAGAAAGTAAATCAGACGAAGAAAGAATTGTAATGACTATGAATATTGGACCCGGTAATGGATAACACAATAAATTTTAATTTTTGTACTCCTGATGCTAATTCTTTTGACAAAGAAATGTTAGTTAAAACAATTGAAGAATGGAATGTTGAGTACGTTGCATTAACTGAAAAAACAGGATATTGGATTGCCGATAACCCGTTTAACGGAAACTGCTTTGAAACTTATAAGAATCTTATTGCAGCATTTCCAGTAGTAAAGAATAATAACGCAGGTACATCTACTGATCCAAATCCCTTCGACACAATTCATTTACCGGAATGGTTGACAAGATGTGTAATTGAACTTATAATAAGATATTACATTAACAATGTAGAAAGCTCTATAGTTAATAACACAGTACACGAATGGGGAAACTTATATTGGAAGGATAAAAGTAAACCTATAGAAGCATTTAGAATACCGCACATTGATTACCCAAACGGCATTGTTGGCAACTTGTGGCTTAGTAATCATCCTTATGGAAGCAGCGGAACTAACTTATACGAATATACAGGAAACGTACATGGGTTACTTTATGACTTTCAAGTTGATGACACACACCCGCTGTATAACAGATATAAAAACCTATCGTTAACTAATAGACTACCGCAATGGAAAAACTTTAGTGATGAAGAAGCAGAAGAATTTGGATTTAAAAAACTAGCAATGGTACCAGGAGAATATTCAAAGATTACAATGTATAAGTCAAACACACCGCATTGTCCTTATATAGATCCAACTATTGATTTTAGATGGAGTCATACATTTGCTTTTGAACACGACACACTTAGTATGAAGGACGTTTTTAGATGAATACAGATTTTTACTTTCCGACACCTGTATGGTGGGAAGATACTAATATAGATAACACCCCTATTGTGCAGTTATGTAATAAACTACGTACAGAAGATCCAGATGGTCGACTAATTAGTAACAATGGTGGATGGCAATCGAAAGACTTTAAATTACAAGAACACAACGAGTTTATAGATTTTGTAGATGCTGTTGCAGATATGTCAATGAGTTGTCTTAATGATTATGGGTATGTTAACGGTGCATATAAATTAGAAATGCTTAATGGATGGTTTAATGTAAATCAAAAAGGTAACTCTAATCAAATACATACACATGGCGGATCATTTATTTCCGGAACATACTATGTACAAGCTGAACAAGATCAGAGCGAATTAATTTTTTATAAAAACTTTACAGAAGACTTTGTAATTTCTTCAGCAGGCCAAATAGACAACTTCACTGCTATTAGCGGAGCAACTTGTCGATATCCTCCAAAGACTGGAAGATTAATTTTGTTTCCGTCATATGTTCCACACGGCGTAATGCCTAGTACTAGTGATAACGAACGTATTTCGTTAGCATTTAATATGAGGATGGTTGATGTATAATAATATTGCAGAAAGAATATTCACAAAAGTTGACTTAGAAAACGATGACAAAGCGTGTTTCTTTAAAGACTTTATTGATAATCCTTCAGATCTATTAACATGGAACGATGTTGCAGACTGCATGAATAATCCTTCTTTTTATGATTTTGAATTAGTTGATCATGACAATCAAAAAGTAAATATACCTGCACACGCTAAGACGTGGAATTATCATAAACCTATTCAAGATAAAAAATTCCTATTTGATAATGTTAATCATGGACATACTTTAATTATTACAAATTACGGGTATCGTAATGCTAGTACAAATGCATTACTAGATACATTTGAACAAATGTTTGATGTGCATGCAGCAATACACGTATATGCTGGCCTAAAAAAATCTAAGTCGTTTACAATACATGACGATTATCCAGCAAACTTTATAATACAAGTTGAAGGAGAAACTCGTTGGCGAGTATATGAAAATAGAATATCATATCTTTTTAAAACAGGTAGAATGAACGGCAGGGTAAATACTGATACACTACGTACTGCAATTGACGTAACATTAACACCGGGCGATGCACTTTATATTCCGTCAAGGGCATACCATTGTGCAGAGCCTTCGGACAAACGATTATCTATTAGTATTCCGTGTTGGCAACGTCTTGCTACAGAACAACCCGAAGCTAGGACTGATAGAACAACTTATAGGATAAAAGATGACTGATATTATAGAAATACCAAACTTAGTTGATAGTGAATACCAACGTAAAATGTATAATACTGTAACAGGCGTTGATTTTCCTTGGCATTATTTAGAAGATACTACATACGAATTAGGAAATAAAAAAAGTATTAGTACTCCGGGATTTTCTCATTTATTATTTGCTAGTGATGGCAATCAAAGCGAATATCTAGATATATTTACACCAATGTATTTAAAGGGTATAGAAGCAGCAGGTCTAAAGCTAGTATCAACATTGCGTCTTAGATTAGGATTTCTTTTAAAAACCCGTTATACATTACCAAATATGCCATATGTGTATAATACTCCGCATGTTGATTTTGACGTTGATCATTATACTGCATTGTACTATTTAAATACCTGCGATGGCGACACAATCATTTTTAATCAAACTGAGGAAAGCGACAAGTATTCCACTAAGCATCGTAGTACTCCAGAGGCAGGCAAATTTACTATATTTGACGGCAACCACTATCATGCAAGTTCGTGTCCTAAAATGGAACCGTCAAGAATAGTGTTAACTATGAACTTTACTGCGGAGAAAATTTAATGGTACGAGCCGATCGCCCCCACATTCCTACTACTATAATTGATAACTTTTTTGAAACTCCTAGTTTATGGAGAGACTTTGCATTAGCTCAAGAATACTATAAAGGCGAAAGGGGCACTTGGCCAGGCACAAGAACAGCAATGTTAAGTGAATTAAGTTCTGAACTATACGAAATATTAGAAATTAGATTACTAGAACAGTTACCTATGTTTACTGGTCTAAGCAAAGTAGAATCTACCTTTCAGCTAATAGACGAGACCTGGGGTAAAGGATGGGTGCATGACGACAATCCAGAACATGACGTTGCAGGTATTATATATTTAAATAAAGGTGCTACGTTAAATACCGGAACTACTATGTACGAAGGCGCAGCTGATATTAACGGAGAGCATTATTCTAAATTGTTTCAGGAAGATGTATTAAGTACAGATCCAGAAGTAAGAAAAGGATATGCAAAATATAGAGATGAACAACGTGCATTTTTTAAACCAGCAATAAATGTAGATTGTGTATGGAATAGATGTGTAATGTTTGATCCAAGGACTTGGCACAGTGCTGATAACTTCTTTGGTACCACTAAAGACGACACTAGATTAACATTAGTATTTTTTGGGAACACATAATGACAATTGATATAACTACTATCAATAATAATGCACGAAATAGTGCAGAGCTTATTGCTAAGAACGACTTAAAAAATAGAAGAAAAACAAAGTTTTTACCTACTAAGATAATTGATAACTTCTTTGAAAGTCCTAGTTTGTGGAGAAAATTAGCATTATCACAGCATTACGAAGTTGCTGGAGAAAACCCTAGTACATATCCAGGAAAGCGAAGTCCCTTTTTAAATCAAATTGACGGCGAGTCATTTGAACTGCTAGCTAGAGGACTACTGAAGCACTTACCTATGTTTCGTGGATTTAGTGATTTATGGGCAAACTTCCATTTGATCGATAGTAGTTATGGCAATGGATGGGTACACGACGATGATCCTACGCTATCTGTGTCTGGGTTAATATATTTAAATCCTAATCCAGCTGCTAATAGCGGTACAACAATATATAACGATCGACACGATGCTCAGGCTGCCAAATATAATGATAAGTTTAAACAAGACATATTGTATGCTACGCCCAAAGACAGAGAAAGTATAAGCAAGTATAGAGAAGAGCACCGATCTTTCTTTACACCTAATACTGTTATTGAAAATGTATATAACAGATGTGTAATGTTTGACCCAAAAGTTTGGCATTCTCCTAATGAGTTCTTTGGCTCAACAGACGATAGTGCTAGATTAACATTAGTATTTTTTGCAAGGGGCGGATAATGAACGATATTATCGAAATTAGAAATGTAGTATCGCCAGGATATCAAGACTTTATACATGAGAAAGTTACTAGCTTACAGTTTCCTTGGTATTTTAATACTAACCTAGTTACTCCCGAAGCAACATTAAAAGATGAAGCAAATATTCAAGGGTTTAATCACTTTCTTTTTGAAGAACAAAAACAAGTGTCGCCAACATTTGATTCTATATACCCGTTGTATCTAAGTATAGTAGATCAATTAAAGGGTACTGATATTAAATTTAACCTACTTGAAAGGATGCGGTTTAACTTAACTTACGCAAATCCATTGTCAACGCTTCCTTGGCATATGCCGCACATTGATAGTATGTATCCGCACTATAATGCAATTTATTATGTAAATGACAGCGACGGGGATACTGTTATTTTTAATGAAACAAATGAAGATTATAGTGAAGACTTTGATGTAATGAAAGAAAACAAATTTACTGTTAAACAAAGAATAACTCCTGAAAAGGGAAAGGTAGTTGTATTTCCTGGACATTATTATCATGCAAGTTCATTTGCTAAAAAAAGCAATTATAGATGCGTACTAAACATTAATTTAGGAAAAATATTTTGATTTTAAGCACACTTTTAGATTCTATGGATTATAAAATACATAAATCACAAACAGTAATTGATCATCAATTGCTAATGATTAATGACTTAGATATAGCACAGGCTCATGTAAAAGAACATTTGTCAGTAACAGATTTAACTTGGAACTATAGATATTATAACATATTTGCAGTTACATCACCGTCACCTACATTTTTTAATTTATTTAAAGAAGTATGTAGTATTATTAGAGAACACGTAGGCGACGATAGACCTTTGTGGATGCAAAGTTGGTTAAATCGTCATTTGCACAATGAAGTATTAGATTGGCACGGACACGACTATCCGTGGCATGGATATGTTTGTATAGATCCTAAAGATAGCACAACGCTATTTGAGGAATATGATATTAACAATGAAGTAGGAAATATATACATTGGCCCTGGACATAGGCGACATAAAGTAGAATCACTTTCTGCTTTTGAAGGACATCGATTAACTTTAGGATTTGATGTACATGATGAAACAGGAACACCGTATGATCAATTTGGAATGGTACCAGTATTATGATTAATGAATTAGACTCAAAAGATTTTGCAATAGTATTGCGCAACGTAGTTAGCGAAGAAATATGTAAGTTTGCTAGTGCAGAATTTAGAATGGTATCAACTTGTGTAGATCTAATGGATGGAGGAGGTGATGGGGTAGGTAAAGAAATTGGACTTACTGAAAGTTTTTCAATATATTCTCCAATATTTATAGAAACACTATCATTGCTAATACAGCCGCATATTGAAGAAGCTGTTGGTAAGAAACTGTTGCCTACATACTCATATGGAAGAATATATAGAACTAATGCGAGGCTAGATCCGCATTTAGATCGTAGCAGTTCTGAATATACAATATCGTTATGTTTAGAAAATGATCCAGTACATGATGATTGGCAGTTAGTAGTAAAACATAAAAATAAAACTCTTGAATACGTATCTTTAGGGGTAGGAGATGTATTAATTTATCCAGGAAGGGATCTTAACCATTGGCGCGAAGGTGCATTTAAAGGTACAGAACAAATACAAGCATTTATACAATATGTCGATGCTGCCGGGCAGAGTAGAGACCTAAAGTGGGACGGCAGACCAGCAATGGGAATGCCTTGGGAAACTGCTAATCAATTAGTACATGATAACTTAGCCACACAAATGGAAACTATGAAAAATGCTAACGGTGAAGCCGTCAGTACTAGACGTAATAGCGGGCATTAATAATGACAAAACCTAAAACACATTCACTGTTTCCAGTTGAAGTATTAGAGTACCAGCAAACTGGAAAAACATACGATGTCATTATTGAGTTACTAAGAAACGAAGCGTTTAAAGAGCATGAAGCATATTCTTCGTTAGCCAATATACACACAATTCCGCATTATAACGAACCATTTGAATTTATAAACGAATGTTTAGAAGACGTTAGAACTAGGTATAGTTATGATTGTGAGAAATTTGAAATATCGTCTTCTTGGTGTAATATGTCAAAACCAAACAGTGGGATGAATCATAAATTTCATAGACATTCTATGAGTTATCTTAGCGGAATCTTTTATATGACCGAAGGTGCGCCTGTTGGATTTGAAGATCCAGTAATGCCAAGAACTATGAATCAATTAGAAGTTCTTAGATCCGACGGGTATGCCCCGTTTGAATATATTGCACCAATGCCGGGCAAACTATTATTATTTCCGAGCTGGTTGTATCACTGGACTAAGCCGCATATTGATGATTTTGAAAGATGGAATATTTCCTTTAATGTATTGCCAACAGGTAAGATTAACTATAATATGGGAACAGATTCCACAGCAAATATAGAATTAAAAAACTAATGAAAAAGATAAAATTAGATATGCCTGTTGTAATATCACAATTAAAGGACCATACTAAAATTAAAGCTGATGTACTTGCACTAATTAATTCCGAAGTAAGTGGAGAACAAATAGTAGAGGGAGATACTTTAGATATTAGTAATTGTGATTATAAAATGTCAGATAAGGACCGATCTTGGACTAAATTAATACAGCCGTACATACTAGAGAATATGACTCATGTATGCAAAGACCTAGGGTATGATGCATTTAAGATATATAACATTTGGTTTCAACAATATAATGAAGGAAGCACACATGGCTGGCACATACATACGCAGTGCCAATGGTCTAATGTTTACTACTTAGATATGCCAGAAGGTTCTCCACAAACACAATTAATAAACCCGTGGAATCAAACAGAAGTTATTACTATGGATGTTAAGGAAGGAGATGTATTAACATTTCCTAGCTTTGTTATTCACCGTGCTCCTGTGAACGAAAACACAACAACTAAGACCATTGTTAGCTTTAACAGTGATGTTGAATTAAACTATGGAAAATAATATATGAAATTTGATAATATTGTAATTGTAGGTGGAGGTAGTGCAGGTTGGATGACCGCAGCTACTCTTATAAAGGTATTTCCAAATAAAAATATTACTGTAGTAGAATCTGCTGATGTTAGTGCTGTTGGCGTAGGCGAAAGTACAACACAACTTATGCGGCGCTGGCAACATTTTTTAGAAATACCAGATATTGACTTTTTAACAAAATGTAATGCAACTAATAAGTTAAGTATTAGATTTGAAAACTTTCACAAAAAAGACGGAGTAGGATTTCATTATCCATTTGGAAGACTAGATGAAAGATACTTTAATGTTGCAGATTGGTTTGCACATCAGTCTTTAACAGGAGTTTCATTTGAGGACTTAGTATCTGATATGTCACCTATAAGCGAATGTTTAGATACTAACAAAGTTCCAACAACACCATTTGGTGATAATTTTGTTGGAACTACCTGGAGTTTAGAAAACGATGCTGCCTGGCACTTTGACACACATAAATTTTATGCATACTTGCGAGACGATTACTGTTTACCTAAAGGAGTAAAGCGTGTAGTTGCACATGTAACTGACACAACAACTGATGCTGAAGGATTTATTACTAGTGTACATACTAAGCAAGGCAATATAACTGGCGATTTGTTTTTTGATTGCACAGGATTCAAGCGGGTATTAATCGAAGGTGCAATGAACGAACCTTGGGTAGAGTTTAATAATAAAACTTATACTGATAGCGCCTGGGCAGCAGCAAGGCCATATAAAGATAAAGAAAAAGAACTACGATTGTATACTAATAGTGTAGCACTTGATTATGGATGGGTATGGGAGATACCTACATGGGAGCGTATTGGCACAGGGTATAATTATGCAAGTAAATACATTAGTGACGAACAAGCACTAGCAGAATTTAAAGAATACCTAGGACCAGTTGCTAACGAAATGGAGTTCCGTCATATTAAAATGCGTAACGGTATGAGCAAACGTTTATGGGTTAAAAACTGTGTAAGTATTGGCCTTAGTGGAGCATTTATTGAACCTTTAGAATCTAACGGATTAATGAGCGTCCACGAATTTCTATTAAACTTTGTTAATATTGCAGAAGGTAAAGACACATTAAATAATTTTGACGCACATACATTTAACCATGTTAATAAAGAACAGTTTTTGGACTTTGCTGATTTTGTTACAATACATTATGCAATGACAGTAAGAGACGACACACAATACTGGCGTGACATACAAAATCAAGAGTTTAACGATAGTTTATTATTAAAAGAAATATATAATTTAAGAGGAGCTAACTATCTTTCAATTCCTGATAGATTTCAAAATCTAGGAGCAAATACATATATGTTAGCTGGACATAAAATAAATCCGTATTCGTCCTTTAAACATAGTAATATGAATTTTTGGAGCGACACGTTTCCTGATCAAATATATAATTTAGATACTATTATTAAACCTAATAACATTAGTAAGAAAAAAATAACAGATACATTCCCTACAAGCGTAGAGTATTATGGACAGTTTCATAGTTGAACCTAATCATAGTGATGAAACTAGGATTTCGATTGCATATAATTTTAGTTTACAATAAATACATGTACGCAAGGAGTCGATAAATGTCAAAAATGATATATGAAATAAGAGCTTACTCACCAAGTAAGAATGAAGTACAACGAGAGTTTGATCAAGATGCTCTACAAGGACGTCCTACACAGACTGCTGCCCTTGCACAACGTAAGGCAGATGCATTTGCTTATAGACTTAATTTACAAAAGAAGTTAAAGGTTAATGATTGGGAAGGTCAAACTATTTTGATCTCAACTATGATCTAATAAATCTATAACTTTGAATACTGTTTTAAGTTTTTCTAAATTAACTTTATGCCGAAGGGTATTGTTTAATCCGTGATGTAATGGCTTTGGCCACTTACCGAATTCTACCCAGGCATATCCGTTATGTTCTACATTTAATGCAGGCATAAATTCTTCTTGTATTACACATAGATACGTGTGAAAATGAAACCTAGTATCATTACTAATAAATGTTTCTAACGGCATTGTTTTTATAATATCAACTTCGCCAATCTCTTCAAAGATTTCACGCTTTAAACCTTCCCATGGAGTTTCTGCACCTTCATTAGTGCCGCCAACTAGACCCCAAAGATTATTATGCCGACCTTGTGCTCTATGTAAAAATAAAAAACGTTTAGTATTAAGGGCGTA